AGTTTCGCTGTCATATATGTTACTTATGTATTGATCGTAGGACTCTATGAAAACATCCCAAGAGATACCGTTTTTGGCGCACTGGAATGCCCGATCAATGTCTTTATAATACAAGCAAACATATGTGGCACCGGCGTAGTATCCATCTGAATGACCTTCGTCATAACCATCACTATGACCTTCGTCATAACCATCACTATAACCTACGTCATAACCCTCATCATAGTAAGAGTCAAATTCCTGACTGGCATCAAAATACCCTTCTTCACAACCGAAGTCGTAACCATTGAGAAATTCTTCTTCGAGCAGGAAATCCATCTCGTCCTTAGCCTCTGAATATCCGTCAGAGTAGCCATCTTCGTAGGAATTGCCGGTGCAGGCGGTCAGGGAGCAGAACAAGAAAGAAAAAGCGATAAATAATGCTGTGTATTTTTTCATGTGCATATTACCAAAACTGCTGTCCGTTTTATTGGACTGAACGTGTTGTATAGTCTTTTTAGAACACCTGTTCGGAAACGTGAACACGAAAGGGGTACGGAATGATGAATGAGAATGAAATGGAATTGCTGAGAATAATTCGTGAACAAAAAGATCCAGAACAGGCTGTTGCGGTTGCTGTGGGGATTATTTTGGACTGCTTAGGGCGGCTCGGATCATCTGAAGAACCATCTGCTGTCTGTCCTCCGGGATCAGCCTGAACAGCTCCAGCAGTGTCCGCTCTCCCTCGGTGAGTTGCAGCTCATCGGGGGAGCTTTTCTTTTCCTCCCAGCCCATCAGGTATGCCTGTGATACATGAAATGCGGTTGCGAGTTTCTCAATCACATCCAAAGGGATCTTTGTGGTAACTCCAGATGCATATCTTTGGAGAGAAGACTTCTTAATTCCGGTAGTCTTCTCCAACTCTTGGTAGGATAGGCCAGATTGATCGATGAGAGACTTGATTCTTTCGGAACGAGTTGACATCTATTAACACCTCCTTTACTCATATTTTACACCATTATCCCAAAATTGCAATAGGACGTCAAAAAATATTTTGAAAATGTCCCAGAAATGGGTTGACAAACCTTATGGTTCATGTTAGGATATGAGCACGTCCCAAAAATGGGATAACGAAAATCAGAAATAGGAGGAAAACTTATGGTAGATGTGAACAGACTTCGGTCACGGATGGTCCTGAAGGGTTATACCCAGAAGACCTTGGTGGCCGAAATGAACGCTCGCGGCGTGAAAACCACCGAGAATACCTTCAGTTCCAAGATCAACGGCAAGTCTCAGTTTGACTGTGATGATGCCGATGTGATCTGCGATATTCTGGAGGTAGAGCATCCGGCAGAGAGAGCCGAAATTTTTTTGGCCTAACCATCCCAAAAGTGGGACAATGAGGGAGGAGACCGATGGCGAATCTGAACATGACCGATGAGCAGGTGGAGGAGGAAATCCTGAGACTTCAGGCTTCGCCTCATGTGAAGCTGGCGCGGCGGGAGGAGGCGATCCGGAACCGCCGGAGGCAGTACATGTACACTCTGCGGATGTACGAAAAGAAGGGCAAGGCCCTGGAGGCTCAGGGCATCACGATGGAGGTTCTGAAGGATCTGTACACCTGTGACCTGGATGAGGAGGGTGAATATGGATGCGCTGATGAGTAGAGAGCAGGCTGCGCGGGAACTGGGGATCTCCACGGATACCCTGGACAGGCTGCGCAAAGCCGGGAAGATTGCCTTTGTCCAGCACATGGCCGGGGGCAAGGTGTGGTTCAAAGAACAGGCACTGGCGGAATTTCTGGCACGGAGTACCCACCCCGCCAGACCCGAGGCGCCCACACAGGGTACCTACCGCAAAAGAAGACAACAGAAAGGATAAGAGGTTATGAAGAAATTTAAGAGCATTGCCGTCACCATGGGGAAGGGATTTGTGAGAAGTCTGTGGGGGACTGCGGTGACTGGAGGTATTGGCCTGGCGGTATACGGCTATGCGGCAATCCCTTCCGAGGGCGGCTACGTTGCCGTGTGTGAGTTCCTCATCGCAACCGTATTCGTGGTCCTGGCCCTGGGCGGTATGTACATCATGGGCGGCACCTGCAAGAAGGGAACCAAGAAGTGATGGATGAGAAGAAGGCAAAGCGCAATCAGCAGAATATGGTGCTGGAGCGCCACAAGATGCGGCCCTTGTTCTGGGCAGTGGTGAGGGATCTGGATACGGTCCTGGTCTGCAAGAACCGTATCACCGGCGAGTTCCGGTGTATCAGCAAATAAAAGGAGAACAAAAGTAATGAAGAAAAATACTTATACCGCCAACCAGGACATCCGGGATTACATGGCGGACCACGGCGTGACCCAGAAAATGCTGGGCGAACACATGGGCAAGCCCTATTGGACCATCAGCAGAATGCTGAAGGAGGAGCTTTCCCAGAAGGAGAAGGACGAGCTGCTGAATCACATCGATGCCATTGCCGCTGACCGGCAGCAGGATGCTGCGGAAGCGGAGCCGGAGGAAGTTGCCGAGGAGACCCCTGCTGAGGAACCCGAAGAAATCGGGGGGGGCGAGGACGTGACCTGTACCGCCAAGTTCCAGGTGGGAGATCGGGTAAAGCTCCCTGCCAAGACGCTGACCATCGGCATTGTCTGCGATATCTGGCACAGCCTCGTGCAGGACAAGATGATGTACGCGGTTGACATTGAGGGAGGAAACCGGGGGCTGTATGCCGAGAATCAGCTGGAACCGGCTCCGCTGCCCATCGAGTACACCTTCAACTGCAATGTGGAAAACAATGTTGCGGTGGTGCGCATGATCGCCCATCAGGGGGACAGAACCTGGGTACACGCCAGAGGCCACGCACACATCCTCCACGATGGAGCGGTGGGCATGGCGCAGGCCGTGAGCTTCGCTTCCAAGCGGATGTTTGAGTCCCTGGATACCAAGAATGAGAACCGAATCTACTTCAAGGAGGGCAAGTAATGGATAAGTATATTATTTTTCGCAAGCTGATGGACCTTGTTTCGGATCACGCTGATGTGGTGGATGCCAACTTGAAAACCTGGAACGGCGGGATGTTGGTGCAAGGTGAGACAGATGGCGAGGCCATCACCATCGAGGTCACCATCAATAAGAAGGAGGAAGATAAAGATGCTTAAGAGCTGGAAAGAGATGCGGGATATCGATGTCTCGCAGTTCTGCGACAAGCGCGAGGCTAAGGATGACAAGGGCCGCAAGATCGAGGTTCCTTACCTGAACTGGGCCAAGTGCAAGGATCTGCTCCACAAGAACGGCGCAGAGGTGGTTTACTTCGAACCCTGTGTGAACGCCAACGGCTCCAGCCTGTTCATGAGTGAGCAGGTGTTCACCGACAAGAACGGTATCACCAACCGCTGCTATGAGGTTCGTGTGAAGATCACCATCGATGATCTGGAATTCGAAGCACAGTATCCCCTGATGAACGGCAGCAACCCTGTAAAGGACAACTCCCTGACCCAGCAGAGACTGTGGAACGCTCAGACCAGAGCCTTCGTCAAGGGCGTAGCAATGCGCACCGGCCTTGGCTTCGGCCTGTGGGTGAACGGCGATGAAATGGACGATAAGGCCCCGGAAGAGGATCTGACTGCTCACAATCTGTGGGCCATTAAGGAACGGATGCAGATCGCCTACACCAAGGCCATCAAGAAGGGCATGAGCACCGGGGATATCGCCAAGGCGGTCAACAAGACCGAGGAGGAGGTTCGCCTGCTGTTCACCTACTTCGACCAGCTTAACCGCTTTGAACAGGAGCTGAATGCCCTGTGATCACCAACCATGACCGCTCCGGGTGGATTGGAGCAAGCGATGTGATGTTCGTGATCGGCAACTGGAAGACCAAGACCTGGGAGAAATGGTGGATGCAGAAGTTAGGGCTGAATGCCGACCACTTCGACAACCGCTTCACCATGGCAGGCACCAACTGGGAGCATCGCATCCTGGATAGCCTGAACATCCCCGGCCTTGAGAAAGACCGGCAGATCATCATCGACGACCTGCGGCTGCGGGTGAATCTGGACGGCAACACCTCTGACCGGGTCAAAGAGGTGAAGACCTACCAGTGGGAGAAGGGATGGAAGAAGACCCCTCCCAAGTACATCAATCAGACCCATGTGCAGGTATTCGGCGCACAGCTGGCAGGACTGCCCTTCGTGGGTGCCGACATCGTGGCCTACGGCCTGGAGGAGGCGGACTACGACAACTACTTAAGACCCCTCGATCCCGACCGGCTGCAGGAGATCCCGGTGGTGTTCGACAAGAACTGGGCGGAGACAGTGTACCTGCCCAAGCATCTGATCCTGTGCGACTGCCTGAAGAGAGGAGTGTTTCCCAATGTCTGAACCGATTACCTTCCGGGAGATGAAACTGGAGGGCGGGTGGCTGATGGTGAAGCCGGAGAAGGCGGATCTGGGCAAGGCCATGGCTCTGGTGCGGAAGCACAAGAACAAGCTCTACAACCTGGAGGTGAAGGAGTACCGCAGGAAGCGGAGTCTGGATGCCAATGCCTATGCCTGGGTGCTGATTCACAAGCTGGCTGAGGCCATGCACCTGGCCCCGGTAGAGGTATACCGGGAGGCCATCCGCAATGTTGGCAACAACGCAACTCCTCTGTGCGTCCGGGAGCAGGATGTGGCCCGGATGATCCGAAACTGGGAGCGCAATGGTCTGGGCTGGGTGGTGGATAACCTGGGCATGAGCCAGGTGCGTGGATGCCGGAATCTTCTGGCCTACCACGGTTCCAGCACCTACGATACCGAGCAGATGTCCCGGCTGATCGACATTCTGGTGCAGGACTG